ATAAAACACCTGCTTGATCACGAGAGTTAGCTGTACTAACTATTTGCCCACTTGCTACAGCTTCATGCCCAACTAGATGAAGTAATACCAACATTGCACAAATCGAACTTTTACCATTTTTGCGCGGCATTGATAAAACGAATGTTCTAGTTGGACTTCCATAAATCATTTCAATCCATTCTAACTGAGCAGGACTAAGCTTTACAGGCGTACCAGCTAAACGACCTTCTGGCACTACACATTTTGATTCTATCCACTGCGCATTTCTTTTTGCTCTAATAGATAATTCAGAAAACTTCATATTAATTTTCGCAATACATACCCGTTTTTTTCATAAACTGGTTTTTTGTTAAAAGCACCTCTTAATGTTGAAAATATAATATTAAATTTTTCAGCGGCTTCTTTTATACAATCAAATATTTCACCTGTTGTTTCACAAATAACTTTTACCGCTCTTGCATTCCCTCCGTTTTTTCTTAATTCTGATAGTTTTTGCCTATCTTCGTCTGTCCTTTTTTTTCCAGTATTCCCTTTACTTATTTTTAATCTTGCTTCCTCAGAAATAATTCGACCTTTAAGAGATAATGATAATTTTAATCTTGTTTCTTCTGAGGCGACCCAAGTTCTTGGTATGCCTTTTTTTGCATCACTTAATTTTTTACGCATTTCAGGAGTTCTAACTTTACCTTTATTTTTTTCAGAAATTTTTTGTTTAGATTCTTCTGTATGTTTTTTTCCTGTGTTAGCTAAACTTAATTTTAATTTTTGTTCATCAGTAAATTTATAACCTTTAGCATAGGTATTCCCAAGTAAGCTATTTGTAATTTTCATACGATGTTCTTCTGTATGCTTTTTTCCTACATTAGCTTTTCTCAATTTTTCTTTTTGCTCCTCACTCATTGGTTTCCCATAATTACAATTATTCTCACCACTATTTAATCTAGCAAAATTTTCTCTTGCTAGAGCTGCAAGCCTAATTTCCCTTCTAGTAGGGCATCTTTTATTTCTAACAGAATTGCCAAATATAAATTTTACGGCAGCCCACATGCTTTTATTATCATAAGCTTTAGCTAAAAGAATATGCGCAAATATATGGTCTTCTGCTGTAAGATTTATAATATTACTAGCCTCATTCCCACCACCCATACTCTTAGGAATAATGTGGTGCTTCTCAAAATATGTAGGTTTAACAGGTTGCTTTAACAATCTATCAGCTATGAAGTCATTGTATATTTTTTGGTAATTCAACTATTAAGCCTCCCACGGCTTTTTTTCTGGTGTTTGCTTATGAGTTTCATTCATCCGTGCAATTGTCTGTTGATCTACACTCTGGCGCGTAATCCTTAAACTTCTCGCAACATCCTGCATTCCCTTAATCTCACGAGATTGCATCTTGAGTAATAAGTCATAACGCTTTAAGCCTTCGTCACTGTCTAACCAAACCCGAAACTTTGATAAACTTTACTTATCGAACGTAAGTGTTATAATAATTTTAATTATCAACGACGGAGGAATGAATTGTGGCTAATATTGAAAATACAACGATTACTATTAAACCAATTTTTGAATTTGAAACTAACGCAGAAGTGATATTAAATTTTTTAAAAGAACATTACAAAGTGCCTGATGCGGTAACTGGATTTACTTTAATTTGCGAAATGGATGATGTCGTTAGAATTGAATGGCGTACACTTTTAACTAAAAAGGATGAACAATAATGGCTCGCGCTGGAAGACCCTCTGCAAACGCAATCGCAATTAAACCGCTTAACAACGTTACCAAGACGGAACGTGTTAGACCACCCGCTACGCTCACAGATTTAGAGCGTGATACTTTTATGATGGTGGTTAATGACCAACCTGCACAAGCATTTACGCAAGTTCATATTCCATCGCTCATTGCCTATTGCCGTCATAAAATCCAATCAGACATTTTGGCTGACGCGGTGTTGAACTTTGATCGCGCTTGGTTAGACAGTGACGAAGGCTTAAAGCGTTATGACTTGTTGCTCAAGATGCAATCGCGTGAGATTAAGGGAATGCAGGATGTTGCTAGAAGTTTGAGGATTACGCGCCAGAGTGTCGATCAACAAACGGTGGCTCGGATGAACGAAACCCACAAGCAAACACCAGAAAAAAAGCCGTGGGAGGCTTAAGTGAATATCCCTTTAGCAGTAACACTTTTTAGTCCTAAATATGAAGGTAATGAAGAATCGTGGCATTGGATATGTGAAAGGTCTAACGGTAGGCAATGCCAACAACCTGTTTTAAATGAAAAACAATATAAATACGCACAACAAGCTGGTTATTTAGATGAATTACCAAAAAATATACAACGACTTCATAGCTGATAGATTGTTAAAGCAACCTGTTAAACCTACATATTTTGAGAAGCACCACATTATTCCTAAGAGTATGGGCGGGAGTGATGATAATTCAAATTTAATTAGATTGACAGCTTCTGACCATTTATTTGCGCATTTGTTATTGGCAAAGATATATGGCGGAAAAATGTGGAACGCGGTTGTAGCTATGACAGCATTGATATCTGAAAACACTGGTAAATATCGCGTATTTGGAAAAAGATATATTTTTGAAAAAGCTAGAATCGAAACAGCTAATTATCATAGAAAATTATTTAGCGGAAGCGGAAGCCCTCAGTCAGATAAAACAAAATATAACCTTTTTCACCATGATGGGCGTATGGCTTATGGTGATAGATTTGAACTTGCAGAGCAAACAGGATTGTCTAGACAGTTAATTAGTGGGTTGTTGTTAGGGGCAAAGAAAACATCAAAAGGTTGGTATTGTAAAGAGTATAACCCAAAAGGATTAACTGGATCACAATTAACGTCGATAGGGATTAGAAGTAATACTATTTATCATTTATACCATCATGATGGCAGGGAATGGTCAGGAACAAAAGTTGAATTTAAGGAACAGTTTAATAAACCTTTAGAGTTTTCTGAAAATAGAAAAACAGTAAACGGATGGTGCAAAACAAAAAAAGAAGCAGAAAATTATCTGTCTAATGTGAAAGCTAGGGCGTTAAATGCTACGAAAAAAAGAGGCAGTGTTTCAGGCAAAAACAATCCGATGTTTGGGTTGGATAGAAGAAAGCCATTTTTTGTAAAACTTAAAAACAAAAACGGAATGGAATATGAAGGGTGCTTAACTAAGTTCGCAGATTTATTTCACATAAGTGGAAAAGAACAATATTCTACGTTAAGAAAAATGGCGAAAGGTGTTTCTGCTATTAAATCTTACAAAGGTTGGTTTGTAGTATGTTGATGAAAGATATGTCGCCAAGAGCGAAAAGAAATGCGCAGTGGATAGAATCAAAATGTGTTGTGCCAGAAGGTCGTTTAGCTGGTACTCCTGTAAAGCTTAGTCCTGCTCAGCTAGAGTGGATTGAAATGATTTATGGTAGCAAGACAAGAACATTCGTTTTATCAATGCCGCGCAAAAATGGTAAAAGTTCGATTTGTGCAATGTTGGTATTACTGCATTTAGTTGGGCACGAAGCTGTAGCAAGTGGGCAAATAGTTAGTACAGCTAACTCTCGTGATCAAGCTGGTGTTTTATTTCATTTGATTGCAAAGATGGTGCGTTACTCAGCGGAATTGTCACGCTTTGTTATAATTAGAGAATCTAAAAAAGAGTTAATGTGTGCTGAGTTAGGAACAACGTATAAAGCTTTATCTGCTGACGTATCTACAAGTTTTGGACTCAGTATCTCAATGCATATCAGTGATGAAAGCGGGGCTGTAAAAAGCGAAAACTCAGAATTGTATGAAGCAATTGAAACAGCTACAGCGGCTCAAGAAAATCCTTTGACCATTGTAATTTCAACTCAGTCCGCCACAGACAACCAATTTTTTTCAAGAATTTTAGACGATGCTCTTAGTGGAAAAGAACCAAGAATCAAAGGTAAATTGTATTGCGTTCCAAAAGATGCAGATGCGTTTGATCCTGTAGAAATTGCCAAAGCGCAACCAAACTGGCACTTGATGAACCAAGAAGAAGTCTTAAAGATGGCTTCTGATGCAAAACGGATGCCAAGTCGCGAAGCATCGTTTAGAAATTTAATTTGCAATCAAAGGATCGAAGCCTCAAACCCATTCGTCACTAAATCAGTATGGGAAGCAAACGGAAAAATACCCACACTATCAGAAGGGTCTAAAGTATGGTGTGGACTAGACTTGTCATCCGTCCACGACTTGACTGCGTTTGTGATGGTTGGCGAAGACGGATCGGTTGTTCCAAACTTTTGGCTACCGCGCGAAGGTTTAGAAGAAAAATCTAAGAATGACCGAGTACCTTATATTGAGTGGTTCAATAGTGGATTACTTAACGCAGTAGAAGGTAAAAGCATTAGTTACGATGCCGTGGCAAGACAATTGCGGGTATTATTTAACAAATATAATGTCGTAAAAGTAGCATTTGACAGATGGAACATGGTGCATTTAAAGCCGTGTTTGCTCAGAAGTGGCTTTTTTGAAGACGAGATTGAAGAAAAGTTCGTGGAGTTTGGACAAGGCACAAAGTCCATGTCACCCGCGATACGAACTTTAGAAAGTATGTTACTTGATGCCAAATTAAAACATGGTAATCACCCAATTTTACAAATGTGTGCAGTAAATGCAGTCACAGTAATGGACGATACAGGCGAGGCAGGACGTAAGTTCACTAAACGTAAATCAAGTGGACGCATTGACGGAATGGTCGCACTGGCAATGGCAGTAGGTGTAATGCCTGAAATTCAAGACGGTGGCTTCGATAGCTGGATAAACTCACTAAAAACTTAGGATTACATGGATTTTTTCGCAA